AGCAATCACAATCCTCTTTTTTACCAACGTTTAATGGACCATGGTAACTATTTTCTAATACAGTTGATCAAGGACAAAAACAAGGAAGCCCAGGCCGCAAAAGTGGAGAACCTCTCAAACCATCTCCACAAGTTGAACTGGGCCAAAGTTTCTTGATACAGTTGTCCCAGGACATTGTTGCCCCCTGATACGGAGTCTTGAAATGTGACCGTCTCAATCAGTTTCTGTTTCTCAGAGGCCAGCCAGCTCCACCCCTCCCAATCCTGCGAGACTCCATGGGCAGGAGGGGTATGTAGGACTGCGAACTTGTAACTAATATTGTCAAACAAGTAGAGAGGTGTGGTGGCTCCTCCATAAGAAGTGCATTTGCTTCCGTCTGGGTCCAATCTTACTCTCCCTTCACTGAATATATACCCTGAGGCGCAGTTAGAGTCCCCAAAGTCTCCCAGCTGGAAGCAAGGGCACATGTGGAAGAGATCACTGTTGAACCATTTGCTCCTGCCCTCTATTCCTACCAGGCGCCCTATTAGTTCGTCATCAAGCTTGCCGACACTGTTTATCACAGTTGTGAGCGAACTTATCACCTCGTTCACCACCTTATACAACTGGGCCATGTTGTAGCCCGATTCCTGATGTGACCACATCTGAACACTCAACACATTCCTGATGTCCTCTAGAGAGGCTGCTTTGCCCAGCACTGACTCCATCCAGGCTTTGTTTGCATACATCCTCCCCCCTTTGGTCCCATTTATGCCCTTCTTGTCGTCTATTCTGAATATGTAGTTTTCATAAGAAGCCATCATGTTTTTGTCGAAAGTGACAAACTGTCCCTCCAGGTCTCCCATGCTACTTCCTAGTTGGCAGACAGGGGTTTGTTCATTCCCAAAGAAGCAGTCCATTTCAGTTGTGGTCCGGGTCACCAACGAGCTGGGGAGCGAGAAGAAAATGGAGGTCTCCTGGTCAATACTTGCAGATGGTTTGCTCAACAGCAGTTTGTTTCCGTGCTGGTCATAAGTTGCCAATGCGTATTTTACATCTGAATCTCCTCTTCCAGGCTTGATGTCGGTGAAGTGGACTGGGTAGGAGCTCTCGCTGAAACCACACCGCCATGTGGATATGCACGTGTGGTGTGAAAACATTCTCCATTCGTCGTTGTTTCCATTGTACTCTTTAGTGGTGGCTGAGTTTACACTCTTGTTGTCATCGTAACAGCGGCTGGCCCAGCTCCCCCAGCAGTCTCCCCCTTTCTGGCACTCAACTCCATACCTGCATTTTTTCTCAGCTGCCCATTGCTGTAGCTCAATGGGGGAGGGTGGGTACATCACATGCCATTTTGAACACCCGGAATTTGGGTCGAGTACCCCCCCTTCATAACAGTAAGCTGTGTATCTGCTTCTGTAACCAAGTATCCCTTTGACTTCTTTGGGGGCTGTCCAGACTGAGACATGGGTCTTGTGGTTGGAGACGTCTATGGTGGGCATCTTGTACTTTGCGATCTTGTAAGGCCCAGAGCATGATTCGCTGGAGCAGGGGGAGGATCCAGTGAGAAAGGGAGAGCAAAGAACCAGCAGCGCTCTGAAAATCATTGTGAAAGAGGATGTGATTGCT